AGAAGGATGTGCTAAATTAAAGAAGTATCAGAATGAATTAAATTTACACATCAAGAATAATAACAAGAGAGAAGAAAATCTTGTCTTGAAAAATCCAATTATCAGAAAGATTTATATCCTATCTGGCTTACAAAATCAGTGTAAAAATGATTTTCCAAAGATTAAGTTTGAAGTTCTTGATAAGAAGAGTTTTGATAGTTTAAGTGTATGGGAAGTATAACATGCAGATAAAATATAAAGTTGGTATAATTAAAAAATCTAGATACTTAGATGGTACTTGGAACTTCCAATACGTCACACAAAACATGGATGGTAAAGATCAAACTGTCTATGGTGGAGTTGAAGACCAAGATAAATCTCATTATCCAGAAGGTACTATTTTCTTAGATAGTAGTCTTGATGATATTTACGGATATACAACTTTACAGAATATAATTATTAATTCTGAAGGTCCTTCAATCACAGAAGATAAAACTACTCGTCAAGTTTTAAATGTAGGTGGAAAAGAAAATCCTACTCCTATTAAAGTCAAGTTAATTTTCAAATCTAAATCTCCATTAGATATAATGGAATTAGAAGCTGTTTGTGGTGATATAAATTTAATCAAAATCCACAGAAAAGATAATCATGTAGAAATCAATCAACTTGTTTCTAATATCAATCTTGATAAGAATGTTGATGTTTATACATTATCATTTGATTTAAATCCTTATGCAAATGAATCATTAATGGGTTCTACTTTTATAAAGGCATTAAATGATAATGAAATTACAATTAAAGTTTTTGACATCAATGCAAATGGTGTTGAATATACAACTTATGGTGAACCTTGGAAATATATTGATACAGAAGAAGAAATTTTTGACTTAGAAAAATTAGTCATTCGTTTCTCTAATATAATTCCAGAAGACATGATACTTTCACCAAATGTTGAAGGTGAATGTACTGTCACTGTATACAATCCTAATAGTTATCTTTGGACTATTCGTCCTACAATTCAACTAAATGAAGAAAGTATTGGTGAAATTGATGGTTCTATTGATTTCTCAGATTATGCTGACCATGGTATTGCAAAGTTTAAAGTAAAAAGAATTGTTGAATACGGCAATGTTATTGTAGATGCATGGATTGATTTACAAAACCCAAAAATTCATGATATTGTTTATAATGCAACTTATGCTCAAGGTATATTAGGTCCTTGGTTAGTTGAAGATGAACGTAATAGAAAAATTAAAATGCTAGACTATCCTCCTGCATATATGCATGATAGAGAATACTGGCAATTCGTTAAGTTCACTGAAAAATTCTTGAATACTATGTATATGAGCATGAGTAAGAAAGCAAGTATTGGTATTCTAGAAAAGGTTGCTCGTATCGCAGATTTCAATTACATCAATGATGTTGAAGCAAAATTATTAAATCACTATAAGGAACATTTCGGTATCGAATTGGATCCTAATATAGATGATTTGAGACATTTCTTATTACAAAAGAAAATTGCTTTAACAAATGAAGATGGTGAAATTGTTGGTAATGCTGATGCTTATGAAGATTTAACTGGTAAAGAATTAGACAATTTCATTAGATATGTTTATCATGAAATTCCTGAATATAACCAATATAAGGGTTCTTATAAAGGTGTTAAGATGGCATTGAATATGTTAGGCCTATGTTGTAAGTTAGTTGAACTATGGTCTAAGGTAGATGATAAACAAAAAGATGATTTAAGAAGAGCTGATGAAATTAGTGATTTCTTCATGAAGAAAATCGATGAAAATGGTAATGAAGTTCCAAGAACAACAAAAGCAGCAGTTGCTAAATTATTCTTAACTTCTAGATTCGATGTGGATATTGAAGAACCATCTATTACATTTAGAGAATTTAATGATTTAGCAGATAACATTTGTAGACTTATTTTCCAATGTAAGCCTGTCACTCGTCTATTGAGAAAGTTGTCCTACATCTATTATATGTGGACTGGTTTGAAGTTCAGTTATCTATGGTTCCCATTTTATAATACTCAACAGATACATCACTTCAAATATATTTTCCCATTAGCTTCTGATTATGTAAAGACAAAACATAAATTTATTTCTACATTGCCTGATGATTATGATCCTAATATTCCTTCTCAAGGTATGTTCATTGAATTTGATAAATTGTTTATCAATCATGTAGCTAATGAAGCTTATGTGACTTATCTACAAAATGAAACAGAAAAGAAATGGAAAGAAGGAATATTTACAAATTCTGATTTAATTACAAGAACTGCAGTAAAAAATGCTTACTGTAATTTAAGAAATATTGCTTATTGTGCAAAGCTTTCTACAATGCAGAAATTAAAATTCAGAATTGATTATTGCTATGCATGTATAAAAGATATTGAAGAAGATGAAAATTCTGAAACACAAAATAAGTGGGAATTCCATTATACAAAAGATAGTTATGTAGAAAATGTAGATAAAACTCAATATATTCTAATACAAGAAGATCCACTAGAATATAACTTCCCATTGTATAATTGGGTAGAAGGTCCACATGGTGACCCAACTAATACTCAGACAATGACAATTGATGAAGCTAAAAATGGTTTCTATCTATCCTTCAATAAATCTCTAAATGGTCTATTTAACAATAAACCTATTATGCCTGAATTCTTTATCAATGGTGTAAATCATGAATTTAAGAGACAACATGGTTCTGGAGAATTGATTGAAAATTATAGATACATTCTACATAATATGGATTTAGAAATTGATTTTGATATTGCTCTAGGAACTAATTTCATTGCACAACATCATGATACAGCATTAGATACTAAGTTTATCAATCCTCAAGGATGGAAAAAAGGAGACGATCCAGAAGAAAGTGATTCTCGTGGAAACGTCTCCATTGGTAAAGTTAATAAAATTGCTGATCCTTCAGAACCTAAGGGAGCTTATCTTGGTCAAGTTGAGTAGCATTCTGCACATCATTTAGAATGTGTGTAGTTGCTTCAAACTCCTTAGTATAATATCCCTTATATGGAGTACCATTAGAATCATATAGACGTTTATCTTCAATTTTAATACCGTATGGGTTTTTACCCCATGCGGGTATTTCATAATAATCAATTATTGGTTCAATAAGTTTACCTGATGCATCAGTATATCCAGATGTAGCCTTATTCCAAATCATTGTCTTAGACTTAATAAACTTTGTTCCTTCAGGATAGAACTGATATTCATCAGGAATTTCTTTATAAACAAAGTTTGTTGTATATTCAATTGTATCACCTTTATCAGATGATGTTGGATATGTTCCTGATAGAGCACTAACATTAGCAACTTTACAATTAAAGTCATCTTCGAAATTCCAACGATTATTCAAAGATCCATCATAATTACCTTTAATTTCTTCATGCCATGTTTCATGACCTTTAGCAGCGTTAACATAAACATCAATCTTATCGATGATTGCACTTGTCTTAATAGGCTTATACAAATAAGCTGCAACTTGGAAACTAAATGTAACAGTAATTTCTCTCTTATCTTCTTCACCCATACTTTCAGATTCAATCTGCCATGATGGGTCTCCAGTCAAAGTAAGCTTAATACTTCTACGCTTATTAAAGAACCAGAATTCCTTAATATTCAAATAACATTCAGGACTAAAACGTGTGCAAACTTGTTCTACAACATCCATTGCATCATTTAATAAATCACATTTTAATTCCATTGAAATGTTTATATTATAAGGAACTGGCTGAACGTCTGACCAAAATCTTTCAGTCATTTTCCAGTCAAATCCCATTTCTTCTAGTGTATCATTATAGAAAACTCTATCAGCATACTGACCGGAAAATCTTTCTGCATCGAAAGACATTCCATCAAAACGCCAAGCTAAGTTAGGATAACTAATATAGTATTCCTTACCACTTTCTTGTTGTTTTCTAAAATCAAAAGATTTCATACGTGGTCCAAATTTAATAGGAACCTGAATACATTTAATAGGTTCACCAAATTCATTCTTACGGACTACATGTAAATCATTAAAGAAATTTGTAAAAGCAATTGAGATACTTCTCATTGTTTCTGCACAATAATAATTCTTAGGCCATCCTTTTGTGACTTTATCATCTGTCACATTAGTAGTGCCTTTGAAATAATTATTTTCTGAAATATCATATCCAGGTTGTTTATAATTCATAATATTCTCCTGAGATATTTATTGATATAAATAGAGTATAACAATTATTTGTGAGGTGAAAAATATGAAATCAGAAAAATTAGATTTAAATAGTGTTAATCAATCAGACTTTGGTGCTGTTGCAAAAGCAGTAGAAAACAGTCTACCAAAAGACGCTATTTTATTAGACAAACATTTATTGCCATCTCGTGGTAGATATTATACAGAAGACATTTATGTTAAGAAGTTATCAACTTTGAACATTAAGAATTTGTCTACTATCAATGAGAAGAATGCAAATTATATCATCAATTCAACAATCTCTTCTTGTGTATTGAATATCGATACAAATAAGATTTTGGTTGGAGATAAGCTATGGTTTATCTTCTATCTAAGAGCATTGACTTATGATGATCTACCATTCCAGATTAAGCATAAATGTGAACACTGTGAAAATACAGTAAATCTAGAATTCACTCTAAAGAATCTTAAGGTCGATTATCTTGATAAAGACGTTCCTTCTGAATTTATTACAGAAGCAGGCGACAAGATTAAAACTCGTTTCCCAACAATTGGTATGGAAGCTGTCACAAACCGTATGAAGAACGG